GGTCTACTAAAGTCAGCAATAAAACCTAATGGTAATTCTGTAGCTAAAGCAGGTAAAAAATCAATAACAGTGGTTGACACACCTATGGTTATTTGTGATACTTTGGTTAAGGTTTGTATAAACTCAATAGAAACCTGCTTATTGTGATCAGTTATTATATCACCGTTTTTTATTAATGCTGTTGCAGCGCTGTTTGTTACTGTAATACTAGTATCACCAGCACTTGAAAGAGCGCTAAGCGTTCCTTCTGTTCTTTCCATTAATACAGGACTTAAATAAGGAGCATATTTTGCTACAGATATTTGCTCTTCAGTACTGTAATGTTGGTTAGTAGCACTTACAAATCCATTTTCAGCTAAATCAACATTTATTTTTCTAGGTTGATTATTGTTGTCAGTCCAGTATAAAAAGTTTTCTATTAAGTTTATACCATATATACTAAATGATTTATTAAAATTTAAAAAATAACCTAATACTAAAGGAGAAACAGTAAACGGAGAAGATAAATTTATTTTATATATACCACACTTGTTAGTAGAAGCAGCTCTAACTGATACCTCAACATTTTCATAGTCAGTAGCCATAACATAAACAACGTTATTAGTTTCGTCTACAAAATGACCTATTACAGACCCAAAATCTGCTGTTAACTGAGCTATTCTAGAGTTACCTAAAATGTTTTCAAACTCACCAACATTTGCACCTTCAGACTTACTAATCATTAAGTTGTTAGCTTCTCTGTATTCACCATTAGGTAAAAGTCGAGAGTCAAGATCTTGATTCATCTTACTTTTTAGAAAAGTATTTTTAATTTCTGCCATGTACTAATGTTTAATCCATTTAGACTTACCTCTCATTGATTGAATTATTTCATCAAGCTTAATGTTAGATAATCTTATTTTAGCATTTCTAAGTTTTGCACTACGTTCTCTTTTAAATCTTTGTACTATATATTCTTGTACGTTTATTCTTGTTGACAGTATGCTGTAAATAATATGAGCATACAATGCTTCTTCGGCCATTTTAGGTATTCTAGTATCTTCGTCGTAAGCTAATCCATCTGATATATATTCTAACACTATAAGTTTGTTAGCTAGATTACTAGAAAAAGCTATTTTACCCTCTCTTTCGTTCATGTTAAACCAACCGTTGATTTGAGAAGTAACAGGATCTTGGCCATATCTTCTACCATAATAACCTCCAAGTCCCCAACTACCATCGTAATAATCAAAGAATCCTTCAAAATTTGGATTTCTAAATCTACCGTTTATAAGAGCGTCATTTGCAGTTCTCCATCTTTCTGAAGTTATAGAATCTCCTTCTAAATTTTCACCAAAATTATCTTGTGTTGGTTGTCCAGCGTTATCTTGTAAAGGCATTTCATAAGGACTTATAGTAAGATTGTTTGCTGGATATATAATACGTTTGATACCTAGCTGATCAATCCAAGACATCCTAACATAGTTTACATAATCTTGTGGTATAATAACTGAAAGACTAGGTGGTATAGTTAATTCTTGAGACTTAATGCTTTTTAAAGTATCATAACTAAATTCTTGCAATCCACGTTTAGCATGGAATATAACATCACTTCTTTTTATATTTGGTATTAATTTATTTTCACCTATATATCCAACCATAAAGTTGTTTACTACATCTGTTATAGTTGTATAAGCATAACCTCCATAGTTTTCTTCAACTGTTTCACCAGTAGCGTTTCTAGCGCCAAAAGATCCACCGTCTAAAATTTTCATTTGAATAACTACAAAAGTTCCAACCGCTAAAACACCATTGATGTTTATTACATTATCAGTAACAGTGTAAGGTAGTATATATTCAGTGTAAGTTATGTCATCAGCACTAGTATATAACTTAAAGTTATTTAAAGCATAGTTCACCTGCGTAGGATCAGAACTACCTAGTATTAAGTCTGTATTAAACGTAGATGTAAATTGTTCATTTACAGCTCCAGTAACAGATATAAAACCTTGCGCTCCTGCGTAATACTGTTCATTTGTTTCGACGATTAATCCGCCATCAGGTATTGCCATGTTTTAAGTTTTTGAGTTTTGTTCTTCTTGTTGTACTTGTTGTGATGCTACCTGAATTACAGTTGGGTCATTTATTATAACCCCAGCATACACTAATATTTTTAATATTACACGAGATTGTTCTGAAACGTTTAATTGAAAGTTTATAGAAGTATTGTTGTATGTAAATTGACCATAAGTACCTATATCATAATTCCATTGTGGTGGAGTAGGGGTTGCTAAATAAGATATATTTATATCGCCAGGTAAAATTATTGTAGTTGGATACACGTATAACTGAGGGTTCTCAGGTAACACTGTTGTGCCTGCCTCGTATAAATATACGGGAAAATCAGTTGTTGGTTGTGTTAATGGAGATAGTAGTAATTGTGTTATCTCTTTTCTTTGTGAATATTCGCCTATTGTTCTGTTTCTATACATTACTGAACCTAATCTATATAAATCTGTAACAACCGCGGTGTCTATGCTAAAAGGATTTGTTCCTGTTATAGCTCCTGGTAAAGTAGAGTTACTTATGTATTTTTGGAAATATTGTAGATCTTCTTCTAAATTCTCAACTCTATTAGCATATTCAGAATTATTTTGAGGACTTCTCAACTGTTGATTTAAGTCATTTAAATAACCTTCAAATATTTCTAGTTGAACTTGAGTTGCGACCCTGTTGAATTCATCAGGCGTCATGTAACCTCGTTGCTGTTGGTTGAGTATTAATAATACTGTCTTATAAACAGTGTCTACGTTTATTGCCATTTGTGTGTTTTTATTATAATATTGGGCCCGAGTGAACGAGCCCTATATTAGTATTACTTGTTTTTAGAGTTTTTTATCTATAGACTTGTAAATTTCTACACCTTCGTCAGTTTTTAAGAAAGCAGCAAATGCACTGAATGGATTTTCATCAAACGGTACGTTCATTAATTTTCTATCATTTGAACTCCAATGTATTGTTCTTTGGTCTGGAGATAACTTTATAATTCCAGCTTCTGAAGCTCTAATTGCAAAGTTTCTAAGTTGAACATTTTCATCATTAGCCAAGCTAATAAATAAAGATGGACTCTTTTTAGCAAACAATAATAAATCTCTTCTAAGTTCTTTAGAGCTCATATTATTTACTTTTGATCCTATTTCTACTCTTAATATTGCTTCAGCATGATCTACATCAAGAGTTCTTGCAGCATTTAAAGCATCAATTTGCATATTTAAAACATCTAATTCATCTTCTGCTTCTTCTAATGCACTGTACTCTTCGTATATTCTTCCTTTTAAAGGATGATATAAGCTTAATAATTTTTGTAAGTTTTGTTTACTTTGTGGAACTCTTAGAAATCCGTCATCAAAACGTATGTGACCCATTGTTACTTCACCTTTTTGTTCGTCTACAAATGGCGAATCCATGTTGGTTGCATATCTTATTTCTTTTTGCTTTCCAGATTCTTTATCAAAATAAAGCAAAGCATGTTTTCTTGTATGCTTACCTGGTATTGTTAAAGTTAAAGGAGACTTATCTCCTTTTAAAAAGTATACTCTATCTTTCATTTCCCAGCTTTGTTTAGCTGGTTTTGGTGCTACTTTTGTAGCTACCGTTTGAGGTGCAACCTCTATAGTTTCTGCTTGAGCTTTTTTAGCCATAATATAATATAATTAAATAGTTTATAAGAGTAATAATTACCCCCGTTAATACAACGAGGGTAAGAATTACATTAAAGTTGACTTTTTATAGTCCTTTGAATAATACAAAGTTGTTAGCAGCTTGAGTTACTAAACATCTTTCAGATAGGAAGTTAACTTCCATAGCATCAAGAGTTGAAGTAAATGCACCACCAGCAGAACCAGTTAACCAAGATTTCATTCTTCTATCATCACCTTGTGAAGCTCTATATCTTACGTGTAAGAAAGGTCTTCTGATGTTAGTTCCTAAAATTTGATCGTAAACTGTAGATGTTCCAGCAGGAACTAATACACCTTCGATTGAGTTAACACCTACGATACCACCTCTTGTAGAAGCGTCATTTAAGTATTTCCAATCAGTTTTGTAAAAGTCATAAGAACCTCTTCTGAAACCACTAAAACCTAAGTTTAAAGCCATTTCTTCAGAGTTTTCGAATAAACCGAAAGCAGTTCCTCCTGCAGCACCCCAAGATATTGCTCCTAACATATCATCAAAATCAAGAGATGTTTGTCTCTGTAAAAATAACATGTTTTCTTCAATAGCTCCTTGAGTATCAAGATTCTTAAGTATTGCATCAAAGTCACCAAGACCAGCAGCAGCAGTAAATCCTACTTGCACGTTACCTCTTGCTTGAATAGCAGCAAATAAACCTTGTGTACCTCTTTGAGTATTAGTGTTAACTCCTGAACCGTTTAGTTCACCTTCTATCATTGCCATTTCTAAGTAATCTTCAAAACGTAATCTTGTTTCAGATTCAGCTTTTAGATACCATAAAAATCCAGATGTTCCATCTTCAGTAGCAACTTCAACCCAACCGATTTGAGCCATATCAGAACCATTTATAGTGTATTGGTTTCTAATAATGATTGGAGAATTAGCAAATTGAGTAAGTACTGGGTTAACAGATATTCTTGATCCTGCACCAGCAGTAGGAATATTAGATCCTTTTGCGTAATCAGAACCGTATACAAATACTTTTAATCCGCCTGCACTTAAACCTATAGTTGTTAAACTACCAGCAGCGTTAAAAGGCTGTACTGTTATAGAACCAGCTGCACCAGGTGTGGAAGCTGTAACAATTGCTTTTGCTTCTAGTCCAGATACTGGATCTAAAACAACAACGGTATCATTTACTGATATCACGTTTTGAGCAGTTGCTAACAAAGGAGATATTTGAATTACAGATGAAGTACCAGCGCCATTAGCCTGTGTACATGCATTGTAAGATATATGTAATCTATTTTGTTCAGACCAAATTACTTGATCAGAAGTCATTGGCATTTCAGCGCCAACCATTTTTAAAAATCCAGATAACGTTCTGTTTCCATAACGCTCTACTTCTTGTTCGTAGATTTCTGGTAAATATTGCTGAGCGAAATCTGCGCCAGCGCCAGTGTTAAATTGTAGATAATTACTCGCTAGAATTTGTTGTGCCTGCGAAGGAATTATACTACCAAATTGAGGACTTAAAGCCATAATTTTAGTTTTTAGTTAAATGTTGTTTTTTTAATTTTTAGTTTTGTTGAATCTAATCCACTAATAGCTTTTACTTTTAATCCGCCAATAAATACTTCACCAGAACTTTGTTTCCTAGCTTTATCTAATGTTGGGTTTTTAGAACTACTGATAACTTCTTTTACAGCATCAGCTTTTCCTTGTTCGTAAAAATGACTAGCAATCTTATCAACGTTGTCAGCGGCATATATAGCTTTGTGATACCCAGATGTATCTTTTATGTCACCGTTTTTATCTAAGAACTTCTTAGCTATGTATTCGATGTTTGATTGATTTTCTGAAATCTTTTCAGGATTTTGAACGTTGTACTTAAATTTCTTGTCACCAACATTGATATCAAAACCTTTGAAATCTTGGTTAAATAATTGTTTAGTACTTTGTTTAAATCTTTCTTTTTGTTGTTCTGCTACGGTTTGTCGCTCGTTGTAGCGATTGAAAAAATCCATTGCTTTTGATTGCTCTTGGGTAATACCAGGTCTCAACTTGATCTCCTCGTAATATTTATCCTTTAAGTCATCCAAAAACCCTTTAGCTTTTGCAATCTCTTCTTTTTTAGCGAGTTTTTTTCTTTTGACGTCACGCTCTTCGTCAATATCTGTATCATAATCGAAGTTTTCTTCCATTATAAAATTAATTTCTTCAGAATCTAAATGTGGTTTAGCTTTCTTGTAGTATTCTTTTAATAAAGTATTTTCATCAACATTAGAATAATCTGCATTAAGTCTAGTGTAATCTTCTATAGTTCCACCAGTTTCCTCCATGAAGGTAACTAATTTTTCAATGTTTTCTGGTAAAGCTTTTCCAAGAACTTTCTCATCTCTTACAGCTTCTTTAATTTCTTTAGTAACTTTTTTTACTTCTTCTTCAGTTACTTCTGATAATGGGTTAAATTCTTCAATAGTTTTGCTGGGCTCTGATACTTGTTCGTCCATCTTAACGCTATCTCCGGCTTGTTCGCCCACATCCACTTTTTCTGTTTCTCCGATTTGAATGGCATCGTCTTCTTTTTTTAGTTCATCACTAGGTACTACAACCTTTGTTACTTCAGGTGGTAGTTGTACTAAAGGTTCTTTTAAATTTACCTTTTTAATTTCTTGTTCTTTGTTTCCTAATTGCTTAGGTTTTTTAGACTTTATTTTAAAGTCACCCTCCTGTTTAACAGGTTCATTTGTTTTTGTTTCTTCTGACATAATATAATATAATTAAATAATTAATAAAATTTATAACATTTGTGGTGCTATACTTGGTTGTTGTTCTTGTTGTTCAAAATCTCTAGGTAAACCATCAGTTTGTCTTTGGTTTATTAATTGACTTTGTTGCGTAGCTTCCATTTTGCTACGTTTATCTTTACGGTCTTCAATATCACCTTCTTTTGATTGGGTATTTTGAACTTCCATTTGTTTTAACTGCATGTCAAATTGAAATTGTACCTGCATTTTTTGTTGTTCTAATTGAGACGCTGACTGCATACGCTGTAACTCCATTTGAGCTTTAGCTTGTTCAAATTGGACTTTAGAATTATTAATAGCTTCTTGTTTTTCAACTTCAGCCATTGCAGTTTTTTGAGCAGTATCTGCTTGAGCATCAGCTTGAGCTTTTATATTAGCTTGTTGATTAGCTTGTTCTTGTTTAGCTTTTTCTTTACGCTTTATTTTAAGCATTTGATTTGCTAATTTAAGATTATGTATATTTCTTATATCAATAACATCTTCTAAATCAATACCACCTTGTTGTAATGCCATTTGCATGTTAGCCTCTAGTTGAGCTTTTTCTTCATCATCTGGCTCTAATTCTAAAAATATCCCAAAGTCATGAAGATTTAATTTTTTTATTTGATCTAATGTTGAAACGTTATAAGTAGATATAGAATTAACTAAAGATTCAGAGGTTAAAGGAAATGATAAAGCATCAGCAACTTTTAGTGCTATGTTTTCAGCTATTTTTAATGTTAAATATAAACTTGATTGAACTATATGTTTAGTAGCAACATTAGACGCATTAGCAGCCATTTTTTGTAATCCTACTAAGGTGCTTTTATCAGGTAAACTACCGTCTCTAGCTTCGTTTAATCCTGTTACATCACGTATCATTTGTAAGTAATACTGATAAGTTTGTATTAAACTTTGAATTTTAGCTTGACCACTAGAACTTGTTAGTTCTTGAACAGGCACTCTACCTCTATTCATTTCACCGTCTTGATTAAGTGACCTACCAACAATCGAACCAGTTTGAAAATACATGTTAAGTGCTTCAGCTGGGTTATAGTTTGTACCGTTACCTAAATCAACTTCAGCTAAACCATCCATGTCTAAAAATACACCATCTGGAACTAATCTAGACATCACCTGCTGTAGTTTAAGATGTGTTAATTGAATCATATCAGCAAAACCAATACATTTACTAACCATAGATTCTATTCTACCCTTATACATTCTAGGAGCACAAATAGCATAGTTCATTTCTACCTTTGTAGTATCAGCGTAAGGTCTTGTCATATTCTCTGCCATCTCCCATTTCAAGATAGTATTATTACCTAACACCTTTGCTCCACTGTATAAAACCTCAATAGATCTTGACACTCTTTCAAATCCATCATTTACTGGTGGATTGAATTCATCTGTTTTTTCTAATGCTTTTTGTAAACCTTGAGGAGTATTTTTTATTTTAAATACTTGGTTTGAATAAGTTTTGTATTCAAAATACATAACTTGAACTGTATTTTCATCATAATTACCCCAGCCAGTTATATATTGTTTATTACCTGGCATTTTTTGGATATCTAATAATTCCTTTTCACTTATATTTGGAAATTCTTTTTTAAGTTCTGGTATAGTTATAGATTTAACTTCACCAACATAATATATATCTTCAAAATTAGGATCTTCAGTATATGAATAAACCATGTAAGCAGGATCAACATAATCAATTGTTATTCCTTCGGCTACATTAAAATCAGTTTTTGTTGCAGCTATACCTAACACTGTTAAATCCATGTTAAGTCTACGTCTAATTAAATCATATTTATTTTGTGCTAATACTCCTGATATAGTTTCTTCTTCAGCAATTTCAATAGCTTGCTTATAAGTAAGCTGCATATGTAATTCTAATTCTTCTTCAGTCCCAGGAAGTTTTGAAGCAGGGCTTTGATATAAATCCATACCTAAAGTTGACTTGACCATGTCTAAGTATTCTTTAGCTAACATGTCTTCGTATATTTTATTAGCGTATTTTGTTCTTTTCTTTACAGAACTTGGATCTTGAGCATAAGCTTTTATATCATAGCTTTTTTGAGAAATACCATTAACAACTATGTCTACAAACTTAGACAATATTGGCACTGGTTGCCAGTCTAAATTAAGATAAGACAAATCACCATTAATAGATAATTCATCTTTATATTTTTGTACACTTTGTTCTCCACGAGCGTATAATCTTAATTGATGAAAATTATTCCAATTAGTTAAATATCTATTACCATTAGTTCTACCTTGATCAAACCATTCATTTTCAATAGCCTGCGCAACTTGACTACCGTATTCTAATGTAGCCTTTTCTTGATCACTAACCACTTGGCTAGGAAAAGCACTGTTACTATTCGTGTATATATTCATTTAACTTATAATTTTTGATATAGTTCCTTTATTGTTGTATCTTTTTATACCTAAATCAACAGGTTCTCTTTTAACCATTGCGCTAGGAGCGTATCTGTGTTTATTACATGCCATTAAAGCTAAACCAGAACTAATAGAAGCATCATGCGACGTTCTATTGTTTATATTAAATCTAGCCCAATCCTCTAATGTTCTTTGAAAATACACGTCACCATATCCTGTTTCTTTTAATCCAACAAAATCTTCTATATAAGTTTCAATTGCAGAAGCGTGAGCTTGTTTAATGTCTTCGCTTGAATTAGGTATTCCGCCTATTTCTCTTTCTGTTATAGATAATTTACTATATTTTTTATCTGGCCTGTTCATTGCAAATCCTCTATAACCTCTTCTTTTAAAATGATATAATAGTCTAGGTTTATTATTTTCAATTAATATAGGCATACCATAAAATACGCAAGCCATTAACACATCTTCAAAAAATATTTCAGCAGTTTGTGGACGAGCAATATATTCTAAGAAAAAATGATTCGGAGGCACGTCTTCCATGCTAAACTTAGTTAAACCATGTAAAGATCCGTTAGAACCTCTTCTGTCAACCGTACCTGATATATCATATGGATCACATCCAAAAGCTCCACAGTGTTCGTTGCCTGGGTAATATATACCATTTTTAACTACAACTCTATTTTGTAGATTATAAGGTGGTACCCAAGTTACTAAAAACCTTCCAGAATTATTTGGAACAAATATAACTTTACTATTTTTGTCTGCGTTTTCCCATTGAAAACTTCCCTTAGTTACATTTGTAGTATTTTTTAAATCTTCATTATAATCTATTTGTTGATAGATTTTAGTTAAATTAAATAAAGACTCTTTAGATTCATCTCTGAACGCGTGTTTTGTTGTACGTGGAAACTGTCTGTAAAATTCATTTAAGCCATCCTGGTCTTCCTTAAGACCATCTACCTCATTGTTCCAGTATTCAATAACCCCAATTTTGATTGAAGTTCCATGAGGGCCAAACACTTGTTTTTGTGGGGTGTCGAAGACAGGATAACCATAAGAGTCAATGTATCCTTCGTAATTCCATTCCATAGGAATGAACAAAGAATAGAGTCCTGAACGAGTTTGTCCATTTGCATTTCTTTTGTTAACGTTTGAGTCTTCATATAGTTTTTTAAAGTTATGACCTCCTTTATCTAAAGCGTTTGACGTTGATCCCATCATACACTTTCCGATAATCCTTGATCCTAATCTAAGCGTAGTTTTTGTAACACGCCAATTATTTAATATATTATTAGGTCTTTCCCATTTTCCTGATTCATCATGAACTAAAAGTTTTAATTTTTCTCCATCATAAGCATTATCTCCAGTGTTTTTCCAATCTATAGTTGTATCTAGTCCAGTAAGGTCTTCTGGTTTATCTGTAGAAACTATAGATCTTCTTGTAAACTTAGAAGCTGGTACTCTATATGCTAACTCTGTTTTAGGACGATCCATACCATCTTGTATAGGTTTAAAAAAGAAAGGATAGTTAACTGATATAGGTACAACCTTGTCAGTAAACATTTTCTTAGCATCCGCACCAGATTTAGATAATATACCAAATCTAGCGTCTGTTGATATTGTTGCCATGTTAACACATTCACCAGATGCCATAAATGAAAATCCAGAACGTCTATTCTTTAAGTAAGACATACCATAGCATCTATCATCAGCTCGGCAAGCTTCCCAAAATATAAAGAACAATCTATTTG